AAGAAGAGCAGTTATTAATACTTAGTACATTTGTTCGCCTTGGCGTGATGATATGGGCAGGGGCGATCTTAACTTTGAATTATGTTGAGATTCCTGGCTATAAACAGGAACAAAAAATTGACCCAACTTTCATAGCGTCAGTATTTACAGGTGTGTTGGCAACCTTTGGTGTTCAAGCTGGTGGTAATAAGAAGAAGAATGGTGATGGTGGTGCAAATATATCTAAGAAAGACATGGAGTTTTTGATTGCAAAGGCGGCAGAGACTGCACCAGCACAGACAATCAGAATCGAATCAGCACCAATTAAAATAACACCTGACTCAAAATGAATAAGATAAAGTGGATTTCTGTTGGTGTTGTTGGTAGTCTTTTTGCTATGTCACACATTGGAATGATTGGATATATTGCTACAAGAGAAAAAGAACCACCACTACCATCACTTGATATACCTGTAGGCCCTTACACATCATATAAAGTAAGTGTAGCAAAAGATGGTTATGTGATTTCTTACAGAGCAAACGACCCTAAGACAATGTATAAGACAACTAAACTTGATGAGAAAGGTGGTTTCTTAGGATTAGCAAATGAGAAAACAGAGATAGTAGAAGAATATACAATGGATGGAGATGTACATATACAAAAATATCAAACAGAAAACCCTGATGCTAGTGACAAGAGCGTAGCGTGTATCGAAGCGGTTGGTGCTGCAAAAGGAACTGGAAGACTGGTTGGTACAAGCATTGGTGCTAGTGCTGCTCCTACTCTTAGTAGTATTCCCTTTGTGGGTTGGGTTGCAGCAGGTTGGGTAGCGATGTTTGGTGGCGACCAAGGTGCAGAGATTGGTGGTAATATGGCAGAAGACCTAAATAAAAATTGTTAGGAGAACATTATGTGGGAATTTTTTCAGTGGGCGTGGAACTTACCGTGGAGTGAAGGTATTCCTTTACTCGGTTGTCTATTTGTATTCTGGTATGGAAAGAAATGGATAGACAAAAAGTTTGGTACAGATTCTTTTAGCAAAAGACAAGTACGACAACTCAAACAGATTGTCAAAGACGCAATAGAAGAGTCAAAATGATATTCTGGATTGGTTTTTTTGTTATGTTCTTCAACGAAGGATTCGTTATGATGCGTCACGTGTCACCGTGGTTTGCAAAACAAAGAGAAAGAGTCATTAACAAATTAGGAAGCAATGTGTGGTATCGTCTTCACGGTACGTTAGATTACACTTGGATTGGACTTGTAACACTTGGTCTAATAGTAAACTCTAACAGACTACTACACATATCATTACTAGCAATTTTTTGGATTGGTTCTTTCGTAGTATTTTATTTACCGAGATGGAAAAGAAAAAGACGTTACTTAAATTTGAAAAACAATTTGGGAAAGGAGTAGATCCTTGGTATGCCAAGATGGAAAGATGGGCAAAGAAACAAAGGTTTCCTATCAATCATCTTTTACTAGGTCTTGTAGCATATCTTAAAGAAGAATGGATAGAGCAGAAGATAGAGAACACAATGGATGACGTAGATAGGCAGGTAGAACAGATTAAAGAAGACTGGGATGCTGAGGAACGTGAACAGTTTGGAGTGATAAATAGTTCACCTTCAGAAGTGAAGGGTTTAAACAATTTTGAAATTAATTACAATGCAAAAGATCATTAATGGAATCGCTATTGCAAGTGGTGTTATCTCTCTCACCGTTGTTGGTACTGTTGGGTATGTATTCATACGCAAGGATGCGATTATCGAAAACATCAAAGGTAAGGTAATGGAAGCAGTTCTTCCATCTATAGGTGGTGGTATCACTGATGCTATTCCTGACTTTACAGGCCCTGCTGCACCATTGAGTCCACAAGCAGCACCTTCAACTGGAGATTTTACTTTACCAACTAATCCTGCCTCATAAGTTTTTAATTCAACACATAAGGGTGCTATATAGAAGTAGTCACATCTTATAATAATGGCAGAAGAAGTAAAAAAAGAGCAAGTCAAAAAGAAAGGCCCTCTTGATAAATTGAAAGAATTTTCTCATGACAAAGAAGAGCAGATGGAAATCTTCTCAACTTTTGTGAGACTTGGAATTTTGATTTGGTCTGGAGGGATTTTAACTTTGAACTACGTTGCTATTCCAAATTTCCCACAGAAAAATATTGATCCGACATTTATCGCTTCAGTATTCACAGGAGTCTTGGCTAGCTTCGGCATCCAGACAGCAAAGAATAAAAATGCTGCTGCTAATGGTGGCGGTGCAAACATATCTAAAAAGGATATGGAAATGTTAATTGCTAAAGCATCTGAAACCGCACCCGCACAAATAGTTCGTATTGAATCAGCACCAATTAAAATAACACCTGACGCAAAATGAATAACATAAAGTGGATATCCATCGGAGTGGTTGGTAGTTTATTTGCAGTATCCCATCTGGGAATGATAGGATATATTGCTAGTAGAAAAACTGAAAGTCAGTTACCTAAGATAGACATTCCTGTAGGTGACTATACATCATATGCTATATCAGCGACTAAGGATGGATATAAGTTAAGTTATACTGCAAATGATCCGAAGACAGCATTCATTACTAAGGACATCAAAGAGAAAGGTGGATTCTTAGGACTTGCAAATGAAACCACTGTAATTACTGAAGAGTACTTCATGGATGGTTCAATCAATCAGGGTGGCCCTGTATCTAATCATAGGTCTTGGTTAGACGGAACACCAGGCTTAACTCAACAGGAGGCAGCAGATATAACTGCTGCACGAAAAAGTGAAGCATGCATCAAAGCAATTGGATCAGCAGAAGGAACAGGCAGACTCGTGGGTACCAGTATTGGTGCTAGTGCTGCTCCTGCTCTCGCTAATATTCCCTTTGTTGGTTGGGTTGCTGCTGGTTGGGTAGCGATGTTTGGTGGTAATCAAGGTGCAGATATCGGTGGTAACATGGCAGAAGATCTGAATAAGGATTGCTAATGAAGTATCACCTATATGATAACCATGAACGTCACCAAGGGACGTTTGAATCAGTTGATAAATTAAGAAACTTTCTGTGTGACAGAAAGTACAATAACAACTGTGACTTTGACATATCATGCACGTTCGACTATATTAGATCTATTAATTGGTATTTTGATATAGAAGAATGAAAGACAAAGAACAACCACGCGAGTATGCTAAAGACCGAATGGAATACTTTAAAGAGTTCCATAGAGTTATTGCTCCAGTGGTTGTTCTTCAAATTGACGAAGAGGAAGAATGCGAGAAGAACTAACACCTACTAATGTAAACCTTGCATTAGATGAGTTGAGACCATACATCGAATCAGATGGTGGTTACTTAGAATTTGTAGAGATAGATCAAACAGACAATGGCCCTATAGTAAAAGTTAGATTACATGGTGCCTGTTCTACTTGTGCAATGAGCACACAGACAATGAAGATGGGCATAGAAAGACATATACAAATGATTTTTCCAGAAGTTTATGAGGTTGTGCAGGTTCTCTGACATTTCATAAAAATATTCATACGTTACAATAAATACAATTGTACTGTGGAGTTGAAAGATCATGTCCCACTATACCGTAGGCTATCATGACCTACAAAACCAACATCATGAAATATGTGAGTATGCAGATGATGCATACACCGCCATAAGGCAAGCAAGGGAAGACCTGCCAGAATTAATTGGTCACCCACATGCTGCAGAGTATTGTATTAAAGAAGATTAATATGAACGGAAGATTAGATAAGGTTGCAATGACTAACAAACTCATGCAACTTAAAAGAGAACTACACTACAAGTGTGAAATAGGAGAGATGGGAGAGTGGGAATGTGAGGGTGCCAACAAATATCTAAACAAAAGTCTTGATATCCTAGATGAGTATTGGCAATAAGTAATTTTACCTATATAATATGTAGAGTTTGAATTAGTAAAATGAAAGATTTACCAGTTAGATCAACTACTATCTTATTCGGGATAGTCTGTATAGCACTTTTTACATCTATTAGTTACGCTTGGGTATGAAACAATTTAACACATGGGTCTTAGATACAACCATCTATATCTTAGACTTTCTTTATAGAGGTAGGGACTTTCAAAGGTTTTGGGTTCTAGAGGTTATCGCAAGAGCACCTTACTTCTCATTTATTAGTGTATTGCATTTTCGAGAATCACTTGGATTACGTGGTGCAGATCACATATACTTGATGAAAGAACATTTTTATCAGGCTTTAAATGAAACAGAACATCTTGAAGAGATGGAACTTAGAGAAGGAAATAAGTATTGGATTGATAGGTTCTTTGCCAAGCATCTTGTTTTACTTTATTATTGGATCATGGTTGCTTATTATCTTACCAACCCAGAAAATGCATACGATATTAATATGAAGATTGAAAAGCATGCATATGAAACTTACACAAAGTATTCTGCATGGCATCCAGAAGATAGTAAGATTGCAGAGATCGCACAAGATGAACTTAATCATGCAAAAGAGTTGCAAGACGCAATGATGATGGTATGCTGACAAGATTTCTAAAGGGAATTTTAAATGTATAAGTAAGAGTAATACTATACATTAGTCTATGTTATCAACAGCATACCGCCTTCGATTAGAGGGTATTTGCAAATCTATTGCAGCAGGTCAAGAAGTAAGTTTGGAAGATATGATATGGGCAGAAAAATTATCAAGAGCGAACACATCAGCAAGAGGTATGCTGAGTTCAGCAAGAAGATTATCAACAGATGAAGATGGTACATGTTTGAAGTACCTAGACATAGGAGACCCACGGAAGTCTAAAAAAGGATTCCAAGGTGCAGATGACATAGCAGATTGGTTTAAAAACAAAAGATCAGATGACTGGAGACAACGAGATTGATTGTTTGGAGTATCATTTGGATGGTCGCTATACTTGTCATTGCAGTTTCGATTGTGATATACTACATAATTAGATACGATCATTTCTTTCCAAATGAATAAGTTAATATTAATATTACCTCTATTCTTTTTAACAATGTGCGGAGAAGCACCAGTGACACCACCAGCTGGTGCATTGGACGTTGATGATCGTTTGATGTTAAAGATAATG